GAAACAGGTGGAGCAGGTGGATATGGTTGGGTTACTGGCTCAAGCACCGGTGCCGGTGGTGGTGCTGGTAACTCGGGAGGAGCATCAGCAGGGTCAGCAAGTGCTGGTGGTAATGGAACTGGCGGTCTTTTAGTTTTATATGTAGCAGGGAAATTAACTTTTGGTGCTTCTGGGACTCTATCATCAACAGGAACTGCTGGAGGAGGTTCAGGAGCAAGTTATCCAGCTGGTGGTGGTGGTTCAGGTGGAGGCCATATTGATTATTTTTATGGGACTATTTCAGGTTCTCCAACAATAAGTGTTTCTGGTGGTGCTGGCGGTTCTGCTGGCACAGCAAAGGGTGGAACAGGTGGAGATGGTTCATACAGAGCAACTCAGGTAGCACTACCTAATTTATTTCCATCAGCATTTTTTATATTTTTTTAAAAGATATCTAATATACGTAATATGAAAACAAAAATGAAAGCAAAGCTACAATGTGTAAAGAATTATAACAAAACTCAAAGCTAGACATTGAATTAATTTTTGTAGGACAATAGAATTTTCAAGGGAGGTGCGAGATGGATGAGAGGGATAAAAAAGCAATGATAGATATTATTGAACGTCTTACAACTGTAGAGACAAAACTTGAAATGATAATTGATAATACAAAAGTTATTCCTTCTATTGTAGAGCAAATTAAGAAACTTCAGCAAGATTATAGCAACAACAATGAAGAACACAAATGTTTTAGGGATACTTTTGTTTCAAGCAAAGTTTTTTTTGCTTGGCTTAGTGCTCTAGCTATAATATTAGGTATCATAACTACAATATTATTTTTATTCAGAAGGTGATAATATGTCTATAAGAATTGGTGCTTCTTGTGTCTGTGACATTGGAGGTTCTACAGATGATTGCTTAGTTGATGAAGTTAGGTTTGAAAAAAATGATAGATTTGCTTCTGCGCTTAATTGGGTTAAACACGATATTAGCGTAGGAAAATATGTAATTGCTAATATTACTTTAGGTGATAGAACAAGCTTTTTATCCCTTTCTGAAACTGATTGGAGAAATTGGTGTAACCATGTAGTTTATAATATTGTTAAAGTCGGTGCTAATCCATCTAATTGTAGGTTAACAATAGATAACGAGCCTATGGAGCATTTAACAAAAGAGCAATATCGAAACTATGTAAATATTGCATATGATGAAATTAAATTTAGAAAAGGATATAAATTTTTAATTGGAGCAGGTAATGAAGAATTTGATTTAGCTTTTGCAGAAGGTAATATGTATGATTATTTACTGGAGACAAGAGCACAAAAATTATGCAATTTTGATGTTCTTGACATTCACATTCAATCTTCCTGTAATACACCTGCTAAACTAAAAAGATGGAAAGATTGGATGTTAGCTAAAAAGGCAGAATACAATATAAAAAATATATCGTGTACAGAAGCTAATTGGATGGATGTAGCAACATTGGAAGGTTATGAAATGTTGCTTTCTCAATGCAATGCTGCAGAGGAATTGGGGTGTTCGGATTTTTGTATTGTATTTATAACTTTATCAGAAATAGAAAGGTATCAATGGCTTTCGTTTATTTATAATAACCAGGTTAGAAGTCCGTACTGGGAAGACTTCAAAAATTTCATAAAATCCAAAAAACCTATTGAGAAGGAGGAAGATATGGAATTTAAAGCAATTTACAAAAGAGGCGATAGAGGTGTAGTAGTTAAGTTTATCCAGGAAGCCCTTAATGTGTATTTAAGCTTGACGGGTAGCAGTTTAGAGAAATTAGAAGTGACAGGAGTTTTTGATGCAAAAACTGATACTGCAGTAAGAGCATTCCAAAGTGGCCTTTTGTTAGCTGTTGATGGTCTTGTAGGTAGATTTACTATGGAAAAATTGATTGAAGTATCACCTGAAAGTTTTAGCAAACTTATTTACCGCTGGGGTAGAGGTGAGAGATGAAACCTGAAGAGTTTATAAGCTTTTTATTGCCCAAGTTGAAAGATGTGCCTGTTCTAAAATCTCTTGCAATTGCTCAGGCATGTCTAGAAACAGGTTTTGGCAAAAACATTTTCTATAACAATATTTATGGAATAAAGTGCCATGATCCTAATAAATACGCAGGATGTAGATATGCAAAAACTAAAGAATTTGTTAGTGGTCAAGCACAAAACTTTGAACTTGCATTTCAAACTTATAACTCTGTAGAAGAGTGTATAGAGGATTATTCAGGAATAATGAACTTACCAAGGTATGAAAAAGTTAGAAATGCAAAAAACTACATAGAAGCATGTAATGCAGTAAAAGAATGTGGATATTCTACTTCTCCATCGTATCCCCAAAGCTTGATAACTATTATTGAAAAATATAAATTACAAAATTATGATTGGAGGTATGAAATGAAGTTAACTGAGAATTTTGCATATGAAGAATTTTGGTCTGGGAGTAAGTCCGGCATAAAAATTAAACCACCGGAAGAATTATTTCCAAGAATACAGCAGTTAGCACAAGAGTTACAAAAAGTAAGAGATATAATTAAAAGACCTATTATAGTTACTTCTGGTTGGAGGACACCTGAATGGAATAGCGAGGTAGGAGGTGTTGAGAACAGTTATCACATACAAGGTTTAGCTGTAGACAGTAGAGCAGTAGGAATGTTAATAGTAGATTATGGATTTTATTTGGCTAGATACACAAATTTTAAGGGCTTTGGTATAAATGTAGCAAAAAATTTCATTCATTCAGATTTTAGAGAAATATTTACAATTTTTCATTATTAAAAGGAGGTGATATACATGAACTGGGGAGAAGTTGCATTTCAGGTTACAATTACTATTGCATTAGTAACACTAGTTAAAAAATTAACTAATGAAAAATTAGGGCAATGGTATATGCTTATATCAGTAGGATTCGGTTTTCTAGTTGCAGCATTAGGCATAGCTGAAAATTTTGAAGTACTTGCATTTATAAGACAAGGATTAATCGTAGGTCTTTCAGCATCTGGTGTGTATAATATTGCCAATAAAATAGGAACTGGACAGTGAATGAGTTAGAAGATTTAATTGCGTATTTAGAAGAGCGATATAACAGGGAAGGGCATAGATTTATACCAAAGCCTAAAAAGAACACTTTTATTGCTAAAAGAGCTTCAAAGGTTAAAGATAGACCAATAAACAAACATAAAACTAGGTTTACTAGATTGACTAACATTTACAAAAATGTAGACTTTGATTACAGCAAAAATCTAGTTCTAAGAACAAAAAAATTTAAATTTTATGATTGACTTTTTATAACTTTTGTACTACTATATTAATATCTCTTTTAAAATTTAATTGAAATAATTAAATGGACTAAAGAAAAAGGGCTATGGAAAATAATAAATTTAAAACTTCGGATATTTATCTCGCCGCTTATCTTATTGTGTCAGGTTTAGATTATAAAGTTTTGCGAGACCCACAATCTAGGTATATAGAATTTGAATTTACAAATTCAACACAACTACAAGAGCTACTACAACTCTACCAAAGTAGCCAAGACCTTGTTTCAGCAAAACAATTTTCACACCAAATAAAGGTGTTAAAAGCAATAATCATTTCACAAAAGGAGCAAAAAGGTGTGGCTAGTAGAAGTAAAAAAAATTGATCCAGAAATTATCGAACAGGAACAAATACAGGATGACGGAAAAATCATAAGAGTTCCTGTTTACGATTATAATGGAGAAATCCAATATGTGCGTACTAGAGACGTTGGTTTTAAAGAACATTGGCGACAGCCTGCTGATACACCACTTTTGCCGTGGGGATTAAATAGTTTGAAGCCTGACTTAGATGTTATTTTAACAGAGGGTGAAACTGACCGGTTAACACTTCTAACTATACTAAAATGGGCAAAATTTCACTTTAATGTTCTTGCAATTCCGGGCAGTGTCTGGAAAAGAGAGTGGTCTAAGCATCTTAATGTAGTTGAAGGTAAAAACTTTTATATGGTTCCAGATAATGACGAAGCAGGAGAAAAGCTTTTTAACACTGTAAAACTACATATCCCTGACCTTAAGCCGCTTGTAGTCCCAAAAACATACAAAGACCTCTCAGATTTTTATCTTAATAATGATATAACTGTATGTGTTGATTGGTTAGCACAACAATTTGAGTTAGTTAAAAAAGTAGATGCTACTCAATTTCTATCTAAGCAAGAAAAAGATACCCTGGAAAACCTACGAGTTCCGTTCTTTTCAGATTATATTGATTGGGTATCACAGAAACTCGATGCTCCTACTGACTTTGCTGAAGCTTGTGCACTTATGATACTTAGTATCGCAGTTGGGCCTAATTTTTACATCCTAACCGAACAAGCAAAACTAAGGCCTAATTTAGCAATTATTCTTACCGGATCTTCTACACGACCACGTAAAACCCAAAGTTTATACCTTTTAAAAGAAGTTCTTCAAACAATCAAAGATGATGTTTTTATCGCCAATGATTTTTCACCGCAAGGTCTTATAGCTGAAATGAGTCAACGTAACGATAGAACATCTGTGTTATTTAGAGATGAAATTGCTGGATTTTTCCATCAAATAGTGCGATTAGATTGGGCGTTAGGCACAGAGCAAATTCTTATTCAGTTATTAGACGGCCAGGTTATAAAACGAAACTTGAGAAAGGAAGTTTTTGAAATTAGAAACCCATATTTTTGTATGATTGGCGCCGGAACTATAGACGCTATTTGCAGAAATTTAAGTTATGCTAACTTAGATTCAGGCTTTATTCCGAGGGTTGCCTGGATTGTAGCAAAAAACGAGGATTTACCAGAACGTAAACCAATTATTTTGCCTCAACATCGTTTAACTACCTTGGAAGAAAATGTTACACAAAGTCTAGTTGAAATTGTAAGAGTTTGGGAAACGAATAGAAAAAATAGATTCGGTTAAACCGCGCCGCCGTGGTATGCTGTTTGTTCCGAAGAAACTCTAGCAAGATGGGATAAATTTTATGCAGATTTAGAAAAACTCGAGAGTGAGAACCCAAGTTTTGGTGCAATTCCTAGCCGTTTAGCTTGGATGACTCTAAAAGTTGCAGTTTTGTTAGAGGCCTGTTATTGCGATTACGAATTAAATACAATTGATCCGCGTATGGAAGTTATATTGAAGGCAATTGAGATTACAACCAAATGGCTAAATTATAATTTATACTTCTTAGATATGTTAGGCACGTCTCAACTCGAGAGTTTATTAAATCATATTTTAAGTTACTTAGACAAATGCTATAGTGCATCGCGTAGTGAGATAATGACTAAATTTCATTTAACATCACGACAAGCAGATGAAATTCGTGATACATTATTACAAAGACACCAAATTGAAGTTATAACTGATGCAAGTACAGGCCCAAGAGGTGGAAGAGAAGTTTGGAAAAGATAAATGAAAAAGAGAAAGGAGGTATAAATGTTTTATATTTATGTCAAATGCCATTTTGATGCTGCCCACAAATTAGATTTACCGTATGATAGTCCATGTCGTAATTTACACGGTCATAGATTTCTGGTAGAGGTTGAGATAAGAAGTAAAACTTTAAACGACCAAGGTCTTGTGGTAGATTTTAAACATATAAAAAGTATTGTAAACAAGCTTGATCACAGTTGTTTAAATGATACATTAGTACAACCAACTGCAGAGCGTATTGCAAAATATATATTTACTGAAATCCAAACAGAAACTGGTTTTGTGCCAGAATTTGTTAGGATTTGGGAGAGTGATAATAGTTATGCAGAATACCGATCTGATGAATAAAACATTAGTTGTTAACGAAATATTTAATAGTGTGCAAGGCGAAGGGTACTGGTCTGGTTTGCCTGTTACATTTGTTAGGTTACAAGGCTGCAATTTAAGGTGTTTTTGGTGCGATACACAATATGCACTTAATGGGGCTGGAACTAAAATGGCAATTAATGAAATTACAAAACTTTGCACTCGTGAAGTAATTGTACTGACGGGTGGAGAACCATTACTGCAGCCTAATGTCAAAGATCTTGTTTTTGTTTTATTACAACAAGGTAAACGGGTGCATATTGAAACAAACGGCACAATTTATCAAGATATGCAAAATTGTTGGATAACAGTATCACCAAAACCGCCAAAATATAGAATTAATGAAAAATTAATATTAATAACTAATGAACTAAAGTATGTTGTAGACGAAAGCTTTAGTCCAGAAGTTGTTCCAAATTGCAATATACCGGTTTTTTTACAACCAGAAGGTAATAGGCCTGAAATGATTGAAAAAGCTTTAAACATATTAGACAAATATACAATGTGGAGATTGTCTTTACAAATTCATAAAATAATAAAAATAAAATAAAAACAGGAGGTAAATAAAATGGATGTCATTTTAAATTCAGGAGGCTTAGATTCAGCGGTTGTACTTAGTTTAGTTACATCAATGCAGCCTCACAAGCAAAATATCCTAGCAGTGAATTTTATTTATAGTCAACAAAATTCACGTGGAGTTGCATCTGCAAAAAAGATTGCAGATTATTACAAAGTTGAATATGTTAGTCAGGAATTAGACTTATCGTGGCCGCAAATGCAAACACTAGACACTTTCGGAAAACCTAGAAAACTTTTAAAATTACGAAATTTAGTATTTGTAGCTAATTTAATACCAATTATAGCAGAATTTGATTCTGTTAGAATTTGGGGTGGATGGAATGCAGATGATTTTAACTACCCTGATGCACAAGTAGGCTTTCTCAATGCTTTACAAAAAACCTTTCAAGCTGGTGAACCAAGTTGGGATGTGCAAATTATGGCACCTTGGCTTTACCTTACTAAGAATGAGATTGTAGGTATAGGCCTGAAATTGCAAACACCATTTCAATTGACGTGGAGTTGTCACAACAAAATAGACAAACCTTGTGGTACTTGTGATTCATGTATTCAAAGAAACAAAGCTTTTGCTAGCTATAATCTCGTTGATCCATTAATTAAAGAAGACAACTAATTAGAAAAGTAGAAAGGAGGTATTAAAAAAATGAAAGACAATGAAACTATGTTACCAAAATTCAGTAAAACTGAAGTACCAGATTTAGTTAAGGAGGCCCTAAAAATTATACAAGAACGTAGTTTTTATAACAGTTTATCTAAAATGTCAGATTATTTTATATTTGGTGATGAATCAAGGGCTTATGAAATTTACAAACGTGGTCTTAGACTAGCAAACCTTGTAAAAGCAAAAAATCAAGATGCAGAGAAAATAAAAGACTTGTTACTTGACTTAGTTAATTACTGTTGTGAATTTTGGGATAGTTTACAAGAACGTGAAAGTAAGGAGGGGAACCTGTAAATGCGAGATATACAAGCAGAAAGGCCAACACATGAACTACAAATTGATAAAGTTGGCCTACGCAACTTAACTTTTTTGGTGTGTTACGAGATTCCAGGTAACATAAAAACTACTACTGAAGCTGTGCTTTCTTGCTACACACACTTAACCAAGGAATATAAAGGCATTAACATGTCAAGAATTCCAGAAACAATTTTTAGCAAATTTTCACAATTTGAGCTTAATGAAGAAAACATCAAAAATCTTTTGATAGCACTATCAAAACAGCTTAACGATTCAGTTCAAATTAAAATAAGAACAAAGTTAATTCTCAATAGAAAAGCTTCAATATCGCAAACTGTTGCGCCTGTTGTATACCCAATTACTATTCTTGCAGCAACTGACATGTCATTCTTACAACCCATGCGAGAAGTAACCTTCGGTGTTAACTACATGTCGGTTTGCCCTTGTTCACTCGCAATCTCACACGGTGGTGCACACAGTCAAAGGTCACTTGTCGAAGTAACATATGGCCCCAAAACCTTTGATATTACGTACCTGGTTGATTTAGTTAATCAGGTTGAAGAATGTTTTCCAGGTGCGGCAAGAACTGTTTTAAAACGTGTTGACGAAGCAGCAGTTGTAGACGGCGCATTTGATAATCCAGTATTTGTAGAAGACGCAGCACGTAAAGTAGCTACACTACTTAGAGAAAAATTAGATATTCCTTGGGTTATCGTAGTAAATCATTTTGAATCAATACATCAGCATGATGCTGTAGCTGTTATTAGAGGAGGGTTAAAATGAAAATTGCAATTATTTGTCCAATTCCACATCTTAATGACTTTAATCTCGGTTCTTTTCATCTTATTATTGCTCAATATCTAAAAGATAATAAATATGCTAGTTTTTATAACAAAAACGGGTATGTTATAGTCGATAACGGTGTTTTTGAAACAGGTAAACCATTAACAGCAAAGAGACTCTTACAGCTTTGTTTGCAAATAGGTGCTCAAGAGATTGTGTTACCAGATTTCTTTTTTGACGCCAAAAAGACTCTACACGTTGTTGAAAGTTTTTTAGATAAGTTTGGAGTTAGGCCAAATGGAGTTAAACTTTGTGCTGTTATTCAAGGTGATTGCTTTAAAACCTTTTATGATTGTTATCTTAGACTTTGTGATTTACCAATTGATGTTATCGGTGTTCCGAAAACTATTATTTTTGCAGATAGAATTAGTGTTTTATCTGAGATCCAAAAAGAACTTGACCTAAGAAAAGAATACCACTGTCTAGGCATAAAACACGTAAATGAGCTTGAACACTTATCAAAACTTAATTTTATTAGGTCTTGCGATACTTCTCTTTGGTTTACCTCAAGTTTTGTAGGTGTAAATTTAATGCAACAAAAAGGAACAGTTTTTGCTAGGCCAGATAACTTTTTCTATTGCAAACTTCCAGCTAACCGCATACAATTGGCCAAAGAAAACATAGAATTTTTAAGGAGGATCGCAAATGCTACCGAAAACCTACATAGTTGATTCCGAACATAAAAGAGAATTATTGTTTGAGAAGTTAAAAGAGCAAGAATACGTTGCTTGCGATATTGAAACTTCTGGCTTTAATCCATTTAAAGACAAAATCTTGTGTATTGGTTTTTCGTATAAGTCAGGAACAGGTATTTCAATGCCTCTATACCATCGTGATTCGCAACTAAGACCTGACTTAGATTATTTACAATGTCTTTTTGCACTACCAAATATAAAATGGATTGGACACAATTTTAAGTTTGACATGTCATTTCTGCGATGTTTAGGCATAAAGTTAGACCTTTACTTTGATACAATGCTTGCCCATTATTGTACATGGGAATTTAGAGGAACTCAAGGCTTGAAATACCTTGCTACACATGAACTCGGTTACGACGATTGGGAATCAATTTTAAGAAGTTACGTACCAAATAAGGCACTATCGTTTGAGTTAGTACCTATAGAAGTTTTACTTCGACACAATGCAATTGATGCAGCTGCAACTTTTGACCTTTACCTTGCATATAAAGATAAAACACCAAGTGTCTTCTGGGATGTTTTAATGCCAGCAACAGCAATGATACTTGAATGTGAACTTGAAGGAGTTAAAATTGATATGGCATACTTAAAACAATTCACTCAAATTATTGAAGACAAACTACTTTCTGTCACAGAAAAACTAAAAGAATATGCAAATATTAATTTTGACTCCCCGAAGCAAGTCAAAAAATTGCTGTTTGAAGATTTAAAACTTCCGGATTACAATGATGGTTCAGTTGACGCTCAAGCTTTAGAAAAACTTATGGATAGCCACCCAATTATACCGCTCTTAACCGAATATAGAACTTATCAAAAAATTAAATCAGTTTGGGTAGATAATACTTTACAGTTAGTCGATAAAAATTGTTACATTCACCCTGATATTCATTTACATGCAACAGTTACAGGAAGATTAGCATGTAATAAGCCAAACTTAATGGCAGTAACACGTGATAAAGACATAAAAAAAATTTTTACTGCAAAAGATACTTGCTTGTGGGTTGAATCCGATTATAAAATGTTAGAATTAAAAGTTGCAGCAGCGATAGCAAAAGATGAACACCTTTCAACATTAATTGCATCAGGTGTTGATGTCCATTCAGTAATTGGTGGTAAAATTCTCGGTAAAGACCCAGCCCACATTACAGAAGACGAAAGAACCTTAGCTAAAACTATAACTTTTGGTATATTGTATGGTAGATCTGCATATTCAATAGCCGAAGGTCTCGGCATAAGTGAGCAAGCAGCCCAAGAGTATATAGATTACATATATACCATCTTTCCAAAACTCAAATATTATATACAAGCTCGCATTAAAGAACTCTATCAAAATAAACAAATTGTGGGTATACAAGACCGTGTAAGACACTTTTTTGACCCAATTGACAAAAAAGCAATAAGAGAAGCAATTAATTTTCCAATACAATCGTTGGCTTCAGACATAACTCTCAAATCTGCAATTTACTTGTATAAATTATTTAGAAGTCTTCATTCTGGCTCTAGAATTCTTTTTACAGTACATGATGCAATTATGTTTGAAATACCTGAACATGAATTTTCTTGGGTTATCCGGGCAATAAAAGAGATTATGACTTCAATGCCATTTAAATTCTTTCCTGATTGTAAGTTTTCCTGGAATGTTGAAATTGCAGCAGGTAAATCTTGGGGCGAATTAGAAGTAGTTGAAGTTGAAGAAGCCGATCCTCTACCAGCTTGGCAATTAAGTCTAATAAACTTTTAGTAGGAGTTGTGGGGTTGAAAACTAGAAAGAAAAAATTATGGATAGCGATAGATCCGGGTGAGGTAATTGGTTGGGTTGTTTTTGAAGATAGTAGTGTTGTAGATTGTAAATCAGGTTCATTTTATGAATTTAAAGAATATATTACAAATATGAATTTTGTTGAAGCAGTTATAGAATCGTCGTATTATGTACCTCATAGTTTAGGTAAGTGGTCTGAAGTTTGGATTCTAATCGGAAGAATTACACAAATTTTAGAAAGTAAAGGCACTGTCGTTGTTTATCAAAACCCGTCTTATAAAAGATGTATAAAACAAATTCCAGACCAATATCGACAACTAAAACTAAATCGACACCAAAAAGATGCACTTAAAATCGGTCTATGGCACTTGCAATTTTACAAAAAAGTTTGTCAAAAACAAAACTAAAAAAACTAAAAAAAATTTACATTTTTGACTTGATATTTCAAATAAAACGCGCTATAATTATAAGAAAAAAAGTATGACAAAATAAACGAAAATGCAACTTTATGAGTTTCAAAAACAGAATATTCAAAAATTAACTAAACCTATACTTCTAGCTGATGAAATGGGTTTAGGTAAAACTTGTCAAATTCTTGCTTCTCTAACAAATTTAAATACTTCACCTGTTCTTATAGTTTGTCCAAAGAGTGTTGTATCTGTTTGGGTTGACGAAGCTGCTAAATGGTTATCACAAGACTATGAACTTTTCATCTATCAGGGCCCGAGTAATAAAAGAACTACAGTTTACACTAAATTTAAAGAAAGTTTAAAACTATCTAATAATAGCAAGCTACTTATTTTTATCACTACTTGGGAATTAACTAGAAAAGATATGAACTTGTTATCAGGCTTGCCTTGGAAAGTTATTGTTGTTGATGAAGCACATAGAATGAAAAATCGGAAAACAAAACAGAGTATTTCAGTAAGAAGTCTGTCACGTAAAATACCATACCGTTTTGCATTAACAGGCACACCAATTATCAATAGGCCAGACGAACTTTGGGCAATACTAAATTTCTTATATCCTGCTCAGTTCACTAGCTACTGGAGGTTTTTCAATCAATTTGTAGATGCTACTCCTAATCCATGGGGTGGATACTTTATAAAAGGCATAAAAAATAAAAGAGAATTAGATTATTTACTGGCACCAATAGTTTTAAGACACACTAAACAAGAGGTGTTAAAAGAATTGCCTGATAAAATATATCAAAATATCCAATTAGATTTTACAACTAAGCAAACCGAAATGTATAATTCTATGGTGCAGTATCTAAAAGCAAAACTAAGTGATGGCACATATTTACATGCACCAATTATTTTAGCACAACTAATAAGGCTTAAACAAATTTGTAATTCGCCGAAACTACTTGATTATAATATTCAAGACGATGGTTGTAAAATCGAATGGCTTTTAGACTTTGTCCAGGATTTAAATAGCAACCAGCTTGTTATTTATACTCAGTTTTCTAAAATGGCCGACCTAATTTATGAAAAATTAAAAAATTTAGATATAAGGGCTGAACTTTTTACAGGCAGTCAAAATTCTAAGCAGAGGGAGCAAATACTGAAAGACTTCGAACAAAAAAAGATACAAATTGTTATTTTAACGTATGGCGCAGGGGGTTTAGGCCTAAATCTAGCATTTTGCTCTACTGCTATATTAATAGATAAACCGTGGTCGCCAGCACTTATAAAGCAAGCTGAAGACAGGCTACATAGGATTGGACAAAAAAATAGTGTACATATTATTTGTCCAATTATACCCGGCACTATTGAAACTAAAATTGAAAAACTATTAAGTTGGAAAGAGGATATTTCAAATTTAATAATTAGTAACAAGAACTATTTAATTGAGGAGGTGTTAAGTGAATACAATCAGTTATAGTGAAATAAGTACATATCTTAGGTGCAAACTTAAGTGGTATTGGAAATACATTGAGAAATTAGAGCGTAAAATCAAACCAGTAAACTTATTTATCGGCGATGGTATACATAAAGCAATTCAAGCTTACTATGAGCAAAAAGTAGCTCCTGCTGATTATTTTCAACAATGGGCTATTAATCAATTGCAAGAATATGAAAATGAATTGGGGTTATGGGAAGATGAAAAAGAAAAATTTATGGAAGATTTAGATAAAGCAACAAAAATGCTTGAGGTATACCCGAAGCAAGCACAATATTTAGACGATTTTAAGTGGGAAAAAGGAGAAGTTGAGTTTGTGGTGCCTCTAAAAGCAAAAGAGAAACAATCTCAAACAAAAGTTAAGTGTAGAATTGACGGTTTAATTTCAAATGATAAAGGGCATTGGATAATTGAAACCAAAACTACAAACAACCCAAATGCACCAAATCTCTTAAGAGATTTGCAAACTATGATATATTTTTGGGGAGCTATAAAAGTTATGGAAGTCCAGGGAGTTCTATACAATTTAATTTACAAATGGTGTCCAAAACCGCCGACAATTTTGAAAAACAACACTATATCCAAATCAATAAACACAATTCGGAATACTACTTACGAACTTTACCTTAAAACAATACAAGACACTGGACTTGACCCAAAAGACTATGAAAATGAACTCATGCAACTTAAACAAAAAGATAATACAATTATATATAGAGAATATATTTACGCTAAAAGCGTTAAAGAATTGACGGTATTAGAGTCAATTTTATGGCAAATTGCCAGGTCAATCAGACGTTCGTATCGCTATAAAGAATTTTATCCTAGTATATCAAAAAATTGTGAATGGGATTGTGATATGAAAGATTTATGCCAGCAATATCTTATAGGTGGAGATATTGAATTTATCAAAAATTTATATTATAAGGGGGTGACTGAAAGTGGCCAATGAAGAAAGGAGACTAGATAAGCAAATAGAAGTTATAAGACGGCTCTTAGGTAAATTATATGGAAAAGGAAAGATTAGTTTAGAAGAGCTACAAAAGTTTCATAACTATCTAGAAGAAATTGTCGAGTGCGTAAAGCTAATAGACAAAGTTTAACAAAAATTTAACTGAAAGGAGGTTTAAAATATGACAATAAATGTGCAAAAAGCTAGTATTACTACTGCAAAATTAAAAATACTTGTTTATGGCGAGCCTGGTGTAGGAAAAACTGTATTTGCATCTACCTTCCCTAAACCGTTAATTTTAGATGTAGAAGGTGGAACACTTTCTATTGCTGATAAAGATGTAGACATTGTAAAAATCAAAAGTTCAAATGACTTATGGCAAGCTTATGAGTATCTAGCATTTGAAAAACATCCGTATCAGAGTGTAGTTGTAGATAGTTTAACAGAAGCGCAACAAGTAGACCTAAATGATGTAATAGAAAAAGCAAAAATGCGGGATCCGGGCAAAGACATAAACCACGCTACACAGGATGACTATGGTAGAAACACTAGAAGTATAAGAAGGTTGTGCCATAGTTTGCGTAACTTAGACCTGCATGTATTATTTACTTGTTTAGTAAGAAAAGATGTTGCAGAATCAGGGGATATTTTGCATTCACCACAATTACCGCCAGCTTTAGCAAATTTTGTAGGCGGGTTTGTGGACATAATCGGGTACTTTTATACAAAACCTGCCAACGAAGAGGATAAGCCAGCTATCCGCAGGTTACTACTAAATCCACTACCTAATTACGTAGCTAAAGATAGAAGTGGTGGTAAATTGGGCACATATATAGAAAACCCAACATTTCAAATTATTTGGGATAAATTAACAAAACAAAAAGAAGGAGGTAAATAAAAAATGTCAAAACTTGTTATTGATTTTCCTAACGATGATTTTGAAATTTTACCAGAAGGAATTTACACAGTTACTGTTGATAGTATTATAGAAACAACAGCAAAGGGAGAAAGAAAAAGCCCATATCTTGCTTGGTCATTTACCGTTGTTAGACCAGAACAATACGCAGGTAGAAAACTTTGGTTAAATACAAGTCTTTTACCTCAATCTATTTGGAATTTAAGGAATATTCTTAGATCGTTTGGAGTAAAACCAAAAGGAAGAATGGAAGTAGATTATAGTAAGCTTGTAGGCCTAACTTGTAAAGTTCAGGTTGGGCATGAAGAAGACAATGAAGGCAATACTAGGGCAAAAGTTATTGGTGTAGATGGTATGAATCAGGCTGCAAATCTAAATCTTGCTACTTCAGTTACAAACGAAAGTGCAGGTAAAAAGGAAAATAATGAAATGTTTTCCGATGAAGTCATTTACAATACAAACCTAAGTGCAGGAAATAAAGACGAAGTAGAAGATATTAGCGAAAACGAATTACCATAAAAATAACAGCAATAATAAAATGGTATTCAAAGATATTGAAATTAAAATAATTTTACTTATATGGCAAGGGAAGTATACTTTTAATGAATTGTATACTGCTCTTGCCATGCATCCACAAAACCTTACCCACACATTAAACGAACTCATCCAGTTTAATTGTATTACAAAAAGCAATCGTTCGGTGTATTCAGTAACAGCAACTCCGGAACAATTACTTGCTACAGAATTATTCAAGTTTAAGCACTTGTGGGGTAATAAGCCTATCCAGACAAATATTAATATCGAATCAAATGTATTGAAAAATACTATAAGTAAAAGATTTGGGAACGCGGTTGAGTGGATTGTAGGTTTGTTTTACCAGTATCAAAAAATTAGTTTTTCTACAAATGAAATTATATCGTATATAAATAGCAAAAAAAACTTGTTTCTAAGTATGTCCCCGACTACTACCGCTATTAAACCAGTTAGTCAAGGAGGGGTATACCAAACTCTATGTCAGTTAGAAAAGCAGGAGGTTTTAGCTAGACAAAATCGTTATTATTTTGTAAGATTTGCAAAGAACTTACTGGTAGAACCTGTTTGGTTCCTTCAAAATCCAGAATTTATTTTGACTCAATACGAGCTTTACAAAAACAAACTCATACAATTACAAACCAGTTTAGAATCATCTGCATTATCAACTCAATAAGCTTTTACGAAATCCTCGGCCTATTTTAAGAAAAAATTTACCAAATTTGAGCAAAAATTTTTAACTTTTTTTGACTTTTTTTTAAAAAAAAGTTTGACATTTTAGATAGAAGTACTATAATTATAATTAAAAAAAAAGCTAAAAAAACAATAAGGAGTTAAGATGAAAAATACAAAGAAACAAATTAAAAAAAGGTTAAGTAGTGATTGGGTAATTGATTTAGGTATTGACGGTGCATTTAGTTTATCAAGTAGGTATATTTGGGTTGATGAAACTTACAGTTACTTTACTGCCAAAGGTGACTATTATCCGCTAAATGGTGAAACTATTAGAAATGCTATTCTAGTAGTGTATATAGATATAAATAGACAAGCAAACAAAAATAAAAATATCACAGCTAATGAAATTGTATCAGCTAGGTGGTCACATGTTGTATTAACAAATTAGGAAGAAAATAATATTTAAAAAAAAAAGAAAGGA